GCCGGACGGGTTGCCGGTGGTGAACGCGTTGGCGATCCGGGCGCGCATGATGGCCTGTTCCGACTCCGAGAGCGGGAACGAGGCCAGCAGCGCGGCGGCATTGGTGATGCGAGAAGTGCGGTGCATGTTGCGTGCTCCCTTACAGTTGGATGCGGCCAATGGTGCCCGAGGCGGCGGCCCCGTACCACGTCGCGCCAGTGACGGCGATCAGGCCGGTGCCCGAGGCGTTGGTGAACTCGCCCACGGGAATGGTGGCGTGCGACACGCTCATGTAGACCGAATCGCCGTGCGCCACAGCGGCATTGGCCTTGACGGCCACGCGCAGCTTGGAGCCCAGCTCGGCCACGGGGTGCAGCGTGGTGGCGCGGATGGTGGTCGCGTTGTTGTCCACGTTTTGCAGGTTGCCCGGGGTCAGGACGGCGACGCCCACCACGTCGGCGGTCACGCTGCCGGACAGCGGGGTCTTGACGCCGTAGGGAGTCAGCAGGCCCGAGTCCTGGGCGTTGTTGGTGCCCTTGACGACGCCACGGCCCATCACCAGAGTGGTTTCGGTGCGGTAGGTCTTGACGGCGTTGTCAGAGAGGTTGCCAGCCAGGTCAGCGATCTGGCCGGGGTAGTACGCGCCCGAGGCGTCGTACACGGTCGTTTGCACAGCGGTGATGGTCATTTGGTGCCCCACAGGCGAGCGGCGCGGGCCGCATTGTTGGAGAGGTCAGGGCCTGCCGGGGTGGCGGGCTGGCTGGCGGCGTTGATGATCTGATGACCGGCGGGCGGCATGGCCTTGGCCAGGGCTTGCAGACCTTGGTACACGCCGCGCACGAAATCGGGCGAGGCGTCAGCGGGCAGGGCTTCCGACTTGCGGGCCGCGTGCACGCTGTTGACCACAGCCACGCGCAGATCGTGGCCGCGCAGCTTGGTCTGCTCGGGCGTCAGCTTGAGCGCGTGGGCATTCATCACGGCGGTGGCGGCGGCTTGGTCTTCCACCATCTCGGCGGCCTTGGCCTCGACGGCGCCGGGGTCCAGCGCGGCGTCGAGCTGGGCCTTGAACGCCTGCAATTCACCGGCCAGCTTGTCGCGCTCAGCGCTCAGCGTCTGGATCTGGGTTTGCAGCTCTTGCAGTTTGGTCAGGGTCTCGGACATCTTGGCAGGATCGACCTTGGCGGCGTTCGTCGCTTCGGCTTCTTCGATCTTGGGCAGGTCCTCGTTGAGAACACGGACGGTCTGCCCGGTGCTCAATCGGATGGCGGTGTGGCTCACGGGTTTACCTCCGTCAGTGTTGACAATCCGCACCGAGGAACCGGCGCGGCCCGCCCCGCGTGGTAGCAGGGCGAAATGATTGTAGCGGATGCGGTCAAACGTGCCGTCACGATCCACGCCCGCCGCCCACACCACCAGCGCATCGTAGGCGCTGCTGATCTCCTCCAGCCGGTCGGGGTCGCCCTCGGGCAGCATCACGCGGCGCACGGCCTCGGGATCTGTGACCAGCACGTCACCCCACAGGTGATCGCCCTCCACGCGGGGGGCGCCCGCCAGGTGGCCCACCGACTGCGCCACGGTGCCCACGGTCTGCCAGATGTGGCCCACGGTGGCCGGTGCGCCCTCCAGGCTGCGCAGGGCTTCGGGATCGCTCAGGGCCTCAGGCGTGACGGCCACGCGCAGAGGGCCGGTGATCCCGGGCGGGGCGTCTGGCAACTCGTCGCGGGCGTATTGCAGCGGCCCCACCTTGAGGATGGTGGCCGTGATGCGCAAAAACCCCGTCTCCGGGTCAAAACGCCACTGCTGATTAGTGATGCGGTGCGTGTGTTGCATTTTTGCAGTGTAACCGCTTGACGTGGGCGGGCGGTGTGTGCATAATCACTACATCGCAACACACAACCCCCGGAGCAAAACATGCAAGCCGTCTTCCAGCAACTGCGCGAAATTCAAGCCGCCACGCTGGCCGCCCGCGCCCGCCTGAACGACAAGACCATCGGCACTCAGGCAAAGGCCGGGGCTTTGCAGGTCATCCGCGTGACCTACGACGCAAAGGGCAAAGCCACCATCGTCCCCGTGTCCGGCTTTGTGCCTCACGCCGAAGCCCTCGAAATCCTGAACACCCTGAAAGCCTGACATGCGCGTTTTGATTGCCTGCGAGTATTCCGGCGCCGTGCGCGATGCGTTCATCCGTGCCGGTCACGATGCGCTGTCCTGCGACATACTGCCTGCCGATGCGCCCGGCCCGCACTATCAAGGCGACGTGCGCGACATTCTGGGCCAGCCGTGGGACCTGTTGATCGCCCACCCGCCCTGCACGTATCTGTGCAGCAGCGGCCTGCACTGGAACAAGCGAGTGCCGGAGCGCCAGCACCTGACAGATGACGCGGTATCGTTCGCTCGGACGTTCATTGACGGGCCCGAGGTCGCCCACATCCCGCGCCGCGCCGTAGAGAACCCCATCGGGTGCCTCTCGCGTTTGGTCCGCAAACCCGACCAGATCATTCACCCGCACCAGTTCGGGCACGACGCCAGCAAGGCCACATGCCTCTGGTTGCACGGTTTGCCCCCGCTGGTCCCGACCGCTAACGTGGCGCCGCGCTTGGTCCGCCAACCCTCCGGCAAAACCCTGCCACGGTGGGGCAACCAGACCGACAGCGGCCAGAACAAGCTGCCCCCGTCTGCCGACCGTTGGAAGATCCGCAGCGAAACTTACGCGGGCATCGCCGAAGCCATGGCCGCCCAGTGGGGCGCAGCATGACCATCGCCCGCCTCATCCGCCGCACCGGCCCGATCGGGCCGCTTGCGCCGAACACCAACTCTGAGCGCGTCAGCGCGTTGTTTGCGGCCCTGGCCGCTTTGGAACCCCGCCCCATGAGCTACACCCCCGCCCAGGCCGACGCCATCGACGCCCGCGCCGTGTCCACCGCCAGCCCGGAGCACATCCGCAACGTGGTGCAGATGCTGCAATGGACCGTGGCGCAGCAGGCCGCAGCGTTGCGCACTCTGCGCGCCGATGTGCTCGCCACGGGTAACACCGACCCCCACGCCCCCAGCCGCTGGGCGTTCCAGATCGGCCAGGCGCTGGGCGAAGATGTCACACGTACTGAGCCGCCAGGGTCTCCAGATTGAGCACGGGGCGGGCGTAACACCGGCACTGGATGGCCTGCCCCGGGTGGCCGTCTGGCGGGGGCGCGTCCCACCGGAACCGCTGGCCCTGCCGGGCGTAGTGGTCGCCGTGCACCTCGGGGTTCGTGGGGTCCGGGTAGCGCCCCGCCGGGTTGCCCACCACGCGCGAATCGTCCGAGGTGCCCCACTCGTACTCCTCGATGCCCGCCGCACGTTGGCGTGATGCGTTGAGGTCCCCGGCCAGCTTGGATGTCTGGTCCCGGGCGATCAGCCGGGCGCGGTTGTCGGAGATGTTGCCGAGCTGCTGCAAGCGCTCCATGAGCGAGCCCGCCCCGCCCGGCATCGGCTGGCCCGAGTAGTTGGCCATGACCGCCTCGCCCACTGCTGCCAGGTGCCGGTCGGTGATGGACTGCACCAGCCCCACGTTGCGCGTCAGGGCCATCTGCACGTCGGCCTGCACCTCCGCCGTGTCGATCACGCGGGCAAACTCCACGCCCATGCCGCGAGCGATGGCCGACTCCAACCGCTCCCGGTTGCGCCGGTCCACCTCATCGACGAAGCGCCGCACAACGCCCGGGGCGGCGGCTGCGGCCCGGCGCTTGGCGTCCTCGCTCATGGCCGCCAGGGCCTGCGCCACGCGGGCGCGCTCGGCCCCGCCCGTCACGAGGTCCGCCAGATTGGCCGTCTGGGCTTGCAGGTAGCGCACCTGGTCAAGCATGGCGCGGTAGTAGGCCGCGCGGGCGGATCGATCCGGGCGCACCGGCCCCAGCACTCGCTTGGCCTTGCGGGCGTTGGCGGCCTTGCGCGGGAGCATCAGCGGCACGGCGTCACTCCAGCGGGCCGGTGGGCTCAGGCAGCGCGGCGGGGGCCTTGGTGAGCACGCCACGGGCCACCAACTCAGCCACGGCGGCGTCCGGGTCCAGCGTGCCCGACGTGACCAGTCCGGAGATGGTGGCCGCGTCCTTGGCGCGGATGTCGGCCTCCTCCAGCTCGCTCATGGACCACAGCGGCGGGAACTCCACGCGCACCGGTGCGCCGTGCAGGAGGGTCAGCACGTATTGCAGCCCCGGCTGGAGGTACTTGCGCTGATCGCTGGCCAGGCGCCCGTAGTAGTTTTCGAGGTCGCTTTCCCCCGTGGCGTTGAGGCCGCCCGGCGCCTGCCCCAGGAACCGCGTGGCCGGGATGTCCGACGCCGCGCTGAGCACCTGCAAAAACGTCACCACCAGCTCGGGCACCGAACCGAACGACGCGGACAGGGTGCTGATGCTCGTGCCGGTCTGGCCCGGGGGCCGGTCGATCACAGCGCCCCGGTAGTTGCTCAGCATGTTGACCAGATCGCGCGTGGCCTGCAGCGCATGCGTGCCCTGCTCGGTGCTCTCCAGGTCGGCCAGGTCCTGTTCGGCCACGATCACGCTGGCCCGCTGGATCAGGTGCATGGCCGCTTGCCGGGCTGCCGGAGCGCGCATCAGGTCGTCCATCACGCGCAGCAGCACCGACTGGCCGAACCCATCTGACCGGCAGATGTGCGCCGGGGTGAGGTGCGTGTCGGGGGTTTTGGTGAGGGGCTTGCCGTCCAGCACAACCAAGCGCGATGCGTGCACCACATGCCCGGCGACGTTGTAGAGGCGGGGGCGTCCGTAGTCCGGCGCGAGCGGGTCGGTTTGCCAGCCCGCCACGCTGACCCGGGTGCGCGGGATGACGTTGAGCCATGCCAGTTCCGCCGTGGCCAATGCTGGCGTGGCTGGGTCGGCTTGGCCGTCGCGCAGGCCCAGGAAGATGACCGCCCCGCCCACCAACCGCTCCAGCGTCATGGCTTGGTCAAAAGCGGCACTGACCCCCAGCGCCTCGGCACGGCCGGCCAGCCGGGCGGCTTCCTGCTCGCTCAGGTCCGGCGTGGTCCAGCCCTCGCGCAGCATGTCCGTGACGGGGATGGTGACGATCTTGTGAGCCGCCCAGTCGGTGTGGAACAACTCAGCGGCCACGCGGTCTTGCAGCAGGGGCGGCAGCGCGGTAAACCCCGGCAGGAGCCCCGCGCCCTGGTCGTACGCGCCCCCCGCGCCGTTGGTGTGCGTCACGGTGGCATTGCTGACGCGTGCGCGTCGGGCTCGTCGTTTGGTCATCGGTCGCGTCCCCCGCCTTGGTGGGTCCAGATTGAGACGGCCATTGTCTCACCGTCCACATCATCATCGTGCGCGTGGCTATCGTCCAGCGTGAAGGCGCTGTGTTCGTCCACGAACTCCCAGACCCACGGCCATTGATCCGGATCGGGCAGCCACACGTTGCC